TATCGCCTTGTTGTCGGGGTCGGCAATCGGCAGCAGCACGGTCAGCAGGCCAATAACCGCGTCAAACTTCACCTTCTGCTGCTTCGCGATCTCGCTGTCCGGCTCCGTCAGCAGATTGGGCCATTCCGCATGAAACGCGTTCTGCCAGTTCACAAACGCCGTGTTGTATTCCATACCCGCATATTCGTCGGGGAACTCTGCGGCCACGCGCTCGAAGAACTCGGGCGTCCAGGCCCGCCACATGACGATGCGGTCCATCCAGTCATAGATCGGACGCATCTCCATCCGCATGCGATCGATCTGCCGGGCAATGTTCTTCGCGTCTTCGGTGCCCTCGCCAAAGCCCTCGGTCAACGTCTCCTGGTTGAGAAACGACGCATGGATGTCGGCAGCCGCGGCAATGTTTTTGAGCACGTTGTCGCGGGCGAACTTGCCGGCGCCGTCTATGTTCTGGAGGTTCAGGGACTCGATCGCGTCCTCGTGCCCCACACTCAGCACGTTGCCTGTCGCGCCCATCTGCAAAAGCTGACGCTTGATGCCAGACACTGCCTCGCGCACGCCATCCACGATGGAGCCGGACTGGCGCAGCTTGGCCACGATTAGCCCCGCCTTCTGGCTCACCATGTCATCCGTTCGCATCGTCTGGATGAACGATTTCAGCGGATACAAGGCCCTCTGATACACCGACCGGCCGACATAGCCGAACGCGCTCGAGCTATATTCGAGGTAAATCGGCTCCTCGTTCAGCATCGTGCAGGTGCGGGTCGCATCGTATGGCACGCCCGCAACCTGGATCTTGCCCACCTTCAAAAAGCCCGGCGCGTTGGGGTCCTGGCTCAACACCAGACTGCCGGAGGTGTTCAGTGGGTCCAGCACGTTGAAGCTCAGGATGGCGTTCTGCGTGGTCGCAAGGTCAAGGGGGGAGTCGGTCGATTGCCCCTTCACCACGGCGGCCACGGAACCTATGCCGTAGATGCGCGCCGCACGCGCTGTGGCGGCTATGACGGCATCGGCGCGCCCACTGCTGCTTGAACGCGTCCACAACCCGGCTCTCGGGCGATCCCGGTACGCTGATGTCGCGCTCCTGGCTCTGTGCCAGCCTGATCGGGCCGTCAACCATCTTCGCACCGAGCGGGTGGTAGGCGTAGATCGTCTTGCAAAGCTGGTAGCTGGGGCTTTCGCCTGGGCAGATCGCCTCACTGTTCAGCAATTCCATGAGCTGCGAGCCGAGGCCCGTGCCGATGGACATGGAGGCGTTGCCATTGGTGGCGACGGATGATGGGGCGCCCAGGTAGCCGCTCATAATCTGGTCACCCAGTGCCAAAAGCGCCATACTGAAGAGCGTCTTGTTTCCGCAGTAGTTTGGCTAAGAAGTTCCGAAAATGTAAACATGCCTCTGGCACGGAATTGTTCTTCGGTTAAGCGCTCCCCGCGAAGCGTTGTAAAAAGGCGTGGTCGAGGCTCGCCCTCTGCACCCAACCAGAACATGGCGCCGCTCATATCCCCTCACTCCCACCCAGCGCCATCACGCAACCATAGGTGGCTGTGTCCAGCAGATCATCCGCAGCGCCATCCTTCGACCCCACCTGAAACCCGGTCACCTGCGTTATCCAGTGGTTCCGCGTGCGGCCTTTGAAATCGACCACCTTGTCGTAAGCGGGGCGGCTGATTTTCAGCATCCCCTGATAGATGTAGATCGAGGCTGCAATGGCGCGCTCGCTCTTGCCCATGGCGGTGAGCTTGCTGTCGATGCCCTGCGCCGGCCAACCGCGGTTGCGCGATAGCTGGATCAGCACCGAGCCGGTCACCTTGTCCTCGATGTAGGCGCCACGACTCCCCTGCCTGGCACCACATGCCACGGCCAAAGCCTCTAGCCGCACAAACACGCTGGGCAGCCACACCTCTAGGTTCGCGCCCTCCATGGAGATGATGTCCCAATCAAGTAGAACCAGCGGCGTGCCGAAATACATATTGCGAGCAAAGAAACTAACGGCTGTGCCGTCGTGCTGCTTGCCTTCCTTGATCGCCGTGTCGATGACCGCGAACACGTAGTCGCACTTGGTCGGCGGCTCTACCGGCTGGCCATCCACCAGCATCGCGGGCAGTGCCAGCAGGGACACGCCGGACCAATCCACGAACTCGGCCTCGATCTCCTGGCGAAACACCAGCGGCGGCATGGTCTTGCGCCAGCGCTCGATCTCATCCGGAGGCAGATGCGGGTTGGCCCATGACGGGGCGTGGAAGTCGCGCCACTCCGACTTGGGATCGGTGCAGATGTTATACATCCAGTTGTCGGTGTTCACGCCCCGCGTGTTGGACAGCACTACCGCAGCGCCGCGCAAATCGATCAGGGTCGGCGCAATGGACTTTTCCCAAATGTCGGTCATGTTCGGCTTGGCGAAGGCGGCTTCTTCCACGAACACCCGCTTATACTTGCGCGACCGGCCGGCTTGCTCGTTCTCCAGCGACCAAAAGTCGATGCGGCCACCCGTCATGAGCCGGATCACGCCGTCGCCTTTCGGGCTGGACTTGGCCGTGATCGTGGGGGCAAGGCGCCGCACGCAGTTCGTGTAAACCTCGGAGAGTATCTTGTAGCTCGGTGCGAAATAGCCCACAGGCCATCCGTCCAACGCGTCATTGGCCGCCAGGTCCTCGCCGTAGAGCGTCTTGCCCCATCGCCGGCCACAGCGCAGCACGGAGAAACGGTTGTCCTCAATGAACTTGGACGCATCGATCTGCCCCGCGTGCAGGACGGGCAACTCGATCTCGATCTCGCTTGTCCTACCCATTGGAGGGCACGCGCACGATGCGGATGGTGGTGCCCTCGGGCTTGTCTTCCTCGGGCGCCTTCTCACGCCAGCCCATCTGCACTTTGGCCCAGAATATCGCGGCCGCAGTATTCCCGCTCACTGCTTGCTCAAACAATGACTTGCCAACGCGTGAACTTGCTACAGCTTTGCCCCGGTCTAGTTCCCTCTGATAGTATTTGCGCAAAGTCTTATGGTCTATGTCCATGACTAGAGCGATGTCTTCTTGGCGAAGACCGCATCCAGCCATCATCTCTACTTGGTCGCGCGTCTCAACCGTAGGCACAATGGGAGGCCGCCCTGGTTTTCCAGGCTCGTTATCCACAGCACTCGCCTTTACAGATTGGGAAATAACAGCACAACTTCTGCACTTTACTTGACCTCCGGGCACGTTGGTGCCACCCACTTGGGCTTAGGTCCAGTTTTTTTGGGCGCCCGGTAAAGTGTTCCCCAGCCGACAGCGTTGTATATTTGCCTGATCGTCAGGCCATGCAGGCGAGCCACGTCCGCATCCTCCAGCCCCGCGTCCAGATCCTGCTGGCACAGCTTGGTCAGCTCGGGCGTCCAGAGGGTGCGGGGCGTTGTCACTCTTGTCGCCCCGCATCGAACTCAAACCCCGGCGGTGCTGGCGGAAAGGGCTTGTCGCCATGAGTGGGCAAGGGCGGGGCGGGAAGGGGCATCCAATGCGTGACACGCTCAGGGCCAAAACTGTAGCCCGGTCCCACGCTGTCCGTTGTCCATTCGTCTTCCGTGCCGAATGGCTCCACCCGCCCCCAGTGAATGATCGTTATGCCGATCTCCGTCAGAGCCAGGATGCGGGTGCCGTCTTTCGGGGCCGTTTCGATTGGCTGCCACGAGGTGTGGATCGGTTCGTATTCGATGCTCCAACCGCCGATCAGGGCATGTTTCGCAACCCTCCGCGTTCGCAACGGGTCCACGGCATCGGCTACGGCGAGTGCCGAACGAGCACGCTGGCGACAACCATCCTTGTCCACCTCACCCAAAATGGCCCAGTCCCTGGGGTCAGGCGTCTCCCAGGAATCGAAATCGCTGAAGAAAAACCACTCTGCTAGGGCCTCAACCCTCGGATCATCAGTCATGGCGTAAACCCCCCATTACCCGTAAACACCCGCACAACCCAACGCCAAAAACGCTTCCACCCGGGCTCCTGCGCGGCGCCAAACTCTTTCACCGTCCACGCCATTTGCGCGCAATAATCCACGACCTGCTCGGCGCTCATGTTATGCCGAAACACGACCAAGATATTCATGTCGGCCAGTCCTATCGGAGCAGTCAGGGCGCTGTGGG